GTATCCAATGACATTCATCAGCTCATCATAGACAGGAACGATGCACACTGTGTTATGCATGTCCAGAATTGTAGATGCTCTATAGAGAAACTGTGACCATGTCTGCCATCCGTTAGGCTTGAGCTTGAGCTTCGTCTGCAATGTAGGCTGTGCTGAACCAAGAATCTGTACAGACAGCTTGGAAATGTGCCTCGCTCTTGCATCGATTGCCGAACGTACAAGCGCACTCTCATACAGCTCACCATTCCAAGTTGAAAAATGAGGCTGATATGCTGTGAGCGTTTTGAAATAACCATCATTATGGTATGCTTGCATGACATTAGGTCTTTTGAAAATCCAGTCAAATAATCCCATTCATATCACCTCGTTTTATTCGCAAGCTGTTCGCCGATTTCTGAGTACCACTTTTGTCTGACTGTGATTGCGTCAAGCAGTGATGCTGTGCCGTCAATATGGCTGTTGTTGCTCAACTTCACCAGTCGGCTTCTATTCGTCTCCACATCGGTCTTGAGTGCGGAGTCAAGTAAATGTATCTTTAATAGATCGTTGTCACCAATGTTTATCTTTCCGTCTTTCAACAATCCTTCAAGCTCGCTAATGCATGGTGACAGATTAAAGCCTTGGTACACATCATCCATGTGGAATCCGTACTGCTTCATCTGGTTAGTCAAATAGAGGCTGTTGTAGCGGTCATAGCCAATCTTTAAGGGAAGAATCTCATACCGCTCTACAAGCTCTGTAAACCATCTGTAGCAGTCATTGTAGTCAACTACGTTCTCCCCGGATGGAGTCAAGATGCCTCTTTGCACATAGGCTTTGTATGGTACTCCGTCTCTGGCTGTAGCCTCATCGATTTTCTCAGACGGCAGAAAGAACTGGCTGAACACATAGAGCTTTTCTTCTTTCTCAATGACCACACAGCATGCAGTGAGGTCTGTTGTCCGGGAAAGGTCAATACCTCCGATGCAGTAACAGCCTCGGAAATCATCAAGCCGGAGAGCCTCGCCACAGCACTTGCTGACAGTCTGTGCAGACAACCAAGCTGTGGAGCTGTTTTGCTTCATGCATGCGTATTTCGTTAGAAACTCCGCTTTCTTTGACAGGCTACCTTCGGCAATTGCAATTTCTTCCAAAAGATAATCAACAGATACGGAGACACCTAGATTAGGATTGCTCTTTTTCAGCTCGTTTATGTCATTCCACTTCTCCGCATCATCAATCATGTAGAGAAATGGCAATAGTCTTTTTTCTTTGCTCTCGCCTAACAGGAAACGTGTAGCTCGCTTTACAAGCTCGTCATAGATTCCATCATTCACATAGCCGGAGGTGGTAATGCTCAAAATCAGAGGCTGTGTTCTAGCTCCTACTGCGCTCTTCATGACTTCGTACTGTTTGAGACCTTGGTCACCAGTCCATGAGGCAATTTCATCGCAGACCACCAGCGACGGATTGAAGCCATCGCTCTTCTTCGCATTAAAAGCTATCTTCTTGACGGAGCTGTTTGTCTTCTGTACGTAGATGTCTGACTTTCTGTGCTTGCTGTCTCGCTCCAGTTCTTTGTCCATGCTGATGCTTGCCCATATATCGTTATAGACTATGTCAGCTTGGTCTAATTTCGGAGCTACGCAGAATATCCTTGCTCCGTATTCTCCGTCATTGTACAGAGCGTTTTCTGCAATGGCTGTAGCCAGTTTGCTCTTGCCCTGTTTCCGGGAAAGCACGCACAGCACCTCACGAAACTGCCTGTTATCATGCGCATCAACGATACCGAACACGCATGCAAGCATCGCCTTTTGCCACAGCTCCAGTTTTAGCTTGTTTGGAGCTAATCTGCCTTCAGTATGATGCACATGATTCTCAATAAACGAGATAACACTGTGCGCCTTTTTGGCATCGTAGCGAAAAGCACCGCTCTGGAGTCCGTTGACGATGTATTCATACACGGATTTAATCCATTTCCCGACTGTCTGCCGACCATCTTTGATTTGCTGATAATATGTCAGAATATAATCGTCCATATCGCTCCTAATCTGCTGTAATTTTGGTTGTTCCGTCTAAAAGAGAGGAATTTAAGAGTTGGGCGACGGTCTTCCTTTGGGTATCCCCAAAATGCTCAATAGGGGGATATGCTCACTCTTCCAAGCTCGTCCACTGTGTAGCGTTTCTCTGTCTGCTCTCCGTGTCTTGCTTGGTGACATTCTCTGCAAAGACAAACAAGATTGTCCAGATTGAGTGCTATTGCCGGATTGCTTATGTTGTCTTGCGTAAGCTCTACGATGTGGTGTACTTCCTCAGCAGGTGTGATCTTGTTTCTTTTCAGACAGTCCACACACAGCCGTGCGTCTCTCTGCATCGCTTGCTCTCTTACCTTTTGCCATGCTTTGCTTTTGTAGAACCGCTCTGCCCATGGTTTCATTTGTACCGCCTCTGCATGTAGAGCTTTCTCCACTTCTTGTAGTCAATGCAGTAGTGTGGCGCATCACAGGTCAGTCGCTTCACGCACTCCGCACATGGGCAAACTGATTCTCGGTCTAGCTTACGCATCGTCTCTTTATAGGTCTGCTCGTCAGACAGGTCAATCACATCTTCGTCCATGCGTGTATACCTCTTGGTGTGGTGGCTGACCGCAGGAGATGTCTTATTGAGGGAATATGTCAAGAAAAGGAGAAAGATAATCAGCCAGTCACCACTAAAAAAGACGGCTGTCCCGCTCACCGTCTTTTTTACGAATACATTATATTTCGGAATCAATAGAGTCTGAAGCTCTTTCGTACGTGCGTATGCATACAGCTATCTCCCTGTCCACTTTCTTCTTAAGCCATGACATGCTGTAACCTAGATCGTCAGCGATTTCTTGATATGACTTGCCTTGGCGATAATGCATGTCAAGCACGCTCTTTTCTAGGTCTCGCATGTACTCAAGTACCTCGTCTACGTATGACAAGCGGTCTACCAGTCTCACTATCTCCTTTTCTATGAAGTCTTTGCGCTCACCGTACAGTATGACTTTATTTACTGGTGTACCGTTGCCCTTGCCTTCTGAGCTAATCTGGACGGCTCTGACACCTTGCATCTTGTAGATGATTTCGGTCAGCTCCTGTTTGCGCTCGTCAAGCTGTTTCTTTATCAGCGGATAATTCTCCAGATCGCATTTGAAGCTCCGTACTGCCTCATTCATTTCAAGCCTCGTATAGCCTCGTTTAGAGCCTGTTTAGCGTCTTTCTTGCCGCCAGCGTAGCCTTTATCATACGCATTCTGAATCCGCTTCAGAAGCTCCTCAGCGAGGTCATCCACGCTCATCTCTGAATAAGCCGGAACAGTGATGCGTGCCTTACGCTGATTGATGTAGTCAAGCATTGCAGTCTCGGCAATCATGTAAGAGCCGTTTATCTCCCGGCAAGCGAGTCTTCCATTTCTGCACGCTGAATAGATCGTTGCATAGCTCAAGCCGAAATGCTCAGACGCTTGCTTCGGTGTGTAATGTTTTTCGTTGTTTATCGTTGTTTCCATGTTCCTCCTTTCCAAACGAGTACACATACATTCCACTGACTGTGTCCAATCGTTTTTTGATCGCTTTGCCTTTTGTCAACTTGCGTGCAATCCTCTCACTCAGCTCCGCTCTGACCAATTCCTCTATCTGTTTCTCGTCTGTGTTCCACACCATTCCCGGAGACAGGTAGATTTCTGCTTCATGCAGTATTCTGTGGTACTCCTCCATAGCTTTTATCTTGTCTCTGTACCGCTCTATTTCGTCTGCCAGTTCACAGATCACATCAGCATCGCTGAGCCTGTCTTTTCTGCCTCTTTGCAGTCTTGCTACTGTCTGAAGATATTTAGCCATGTCCGGCTGTTTCATTTTCTTTCTGCTAAGTGCGTCTATTGCCATGCACAGAGCTTCATTGTAGTCATCTGCCATGTCCGACAGAGTCCGCAACATAAACAGGTGGCTCAGTAGCTCAATTGCTTCGTCATTCGTCATCTGTGCACCTCTCCGCCCTTGAACAGTAGCCGTCTGCTCTGACCATCGCACCGTCTGCGAGCCCGTCATAGCATTCTCCGGACTCATCATCCCATCTGTTAAACTCGGCACAGTCCCGGCAACGTATTACATGTACAGCGTCTATGGTAGGCATCTCGTCTATGGTTTCTTTCCATACCGCAGGTGCTTCCCGTCCTTCGCCTTTAAGCCATGACTCTTTATACATCATCGTGTATGCGATGGCATCAGCATCAATCAGTCTCATTGCTTTTCTCCTTTGCGAATGAGCAGAAGTCTTTTGCCTCCGTGCGTATCTTGCTCCAAAGGCAGTAGTGCTTGGTGATGTCCACTCTGCTCCGCTCCCAATACACGCAGTCTGCGCAGTGTACCAGAGCTTTACCACTCCAATCCTCTTTTCTGCTCTCTGCCGTCAGCTTGCCCATTTCGTACGCTAATTTCAGTGATGTCCAAAATCTCCGGCAGACTGTGTAGTCATTGCTGATGCGGTCATACACTATTGATCCTGTGCTGTTTAGAGCATCGGCAAGCAATTGCATCTCTGCTTTCTCTGTCATATGCGCTTTACCTTTGTCAGCACCTCATATGCTCGGAGCTGTTCGCTAAGCTGAAGAATGAGCGTGTATTGCTGACTGTTCAGCTCGTCCGCTTTTTTCAGCTTCTCCTCAAGCTCAGCAATCTTTTCCTTGTCCGTCATTCTCGGCATCCTCCTCCAGTTTGTGCAGAGCTTCCTCAAGCTCATGCATTTTCTTCTCGCACGCTTTGGCATGAAGCAGATTGCCCTGCCTCTCGGATTCCTTCCGCAGTGCGTCCAGATTGGCGATTCTCAGAGTGTAATCTGCACGCTTACTTTCCCAATACTGCTGTGTCAAAATGGAAGCACCTCCTCCTCTTCTTCCGGGAATGCCTCTGTAAGCTCGTTAGAGCCATTCTGAGAAGCATTCTGAGTCCGGCTGACAATCTCTACACGCTCAACAGTTTGCGTCTGTAGACGCTTCGTAATGCCGTCCTCGTCCCACTGCTCCATCCGGGCATATCCTTGCAAGTAAAGACCAAAGCCTTTCTTTGCGTACTGTGCGAGAAATTCGGCTTGCGCATTCCATGCAGTCCATGTAAACCAGTCTGCACTGTCATTGTTGTTGTTCACTGCGATAGAGAATCGGCAGTATGATTTGCCGTTCGCTGTTTTCTTAAGCTCAACATCTTTGCCGAGCCTACCCATCATTATTACAAGATTAACTCCTCTGTATGCCATTTTTCTTCCTCCGTTCTTCTGTTTCGGCAATATAGAAAGTCTCATGCCTTTTGTGTGTTTCGTTGTCCACCTCGGTCATGACCTGTCCTGTGCTGACTCTTATGCAGATCGTGTAATCACCTGTGAGCATCCTCAGCTCATTCTCAAGTGATTTTATGCCGTACCGCTTGACCAGAAGCGGAGGCAAGGACACGTTGCCAAACTTACACAGCGTGTCCACTATCCACCGCTCCAATCTCATAGCTTGTCCATCAGCTCCTTGAGAGCGTCCAAGTCAGTCTGCGTCACTGCCGTGTCCGGCTCAATTGCCTCGGTCATGTACTTCGGCACGCTCTTCCCGGATTGCTCTACGGTATCTGTCCACCGACCTGCGTTTAACCATGATGCCGGATATGGTATGTACTGCCTCTGCTCACCAGTCCATTTAGACCACTGGAGCTGATTGTATCTGCGCAGTCCATCTAAGATAGCTTGCTCCGTCTCTGCATTGACTGCCTTCTTTTTGTAGGCTGTCTCAGCCAGTGCCTTGCCGACCTTCCTTGGGTATTCGCTCCAAAATTCACCGAATTTTGAGCATATGTATTTATGTTTTTTATCATTAACATTAACATTTACATTTACATTTACATTAGGTTTGGCTTCGGTTAGGTTTGGTTCGGTTTCGGTTACGGTTTGGTTATGGTTTGGTTCGGTTTCGGTTACGTTTGGTTTCGGTTCGGTTAGCTTTGGTTCGGCTTTGGTTTCGGCTTGGTTTGGCTTTGGTTTTCTGCCTCCCCTTGCTCCGTTTAAGAACCGCTGATTATTTGCGTCTATCTGTGGCTTTGCCATCAGAAACATGGCTCTTGCAATGCCGTTTGTCTCCGGCTCAGAGCCGTCCAGAGCGTAGCCAAGAATCGCCTCCATTGCGCTCTTATAGGTCTCTGTGTCAAGCTCATGGAGAGCTTCTGCAAAGGATCTATAGAAGACAAACGAATCTCTAATCATTGAGAATGTACCTGCCGTATCGCTTGCCCCTTTTGGTGGTGACCATCTCGGTCTCAATGTCATAGCCTCTCTCTCTGAGGCTGTGGATGACTGCGGAGAGCCTCACGATGTTGAGCTTGCGGAAAGCTTCAGCATTGGTGACTCCTCCTGTCTCTCTTATGTACGCAATGACTCTGTCTTCTTGTGTCATGTCTTTATAAAGCATGTTTTCTCCCTTTCTAGATGTCCCATGACATCTGTGCTTGATATGTTGCTGTCCATTGCTCTGCCATTGCC